ATAATTTATTTTTAGATTTTATGTAGTCAATTTTTACAATATCTTTACTTGAAAGACCACTGCTATCTAAAGCATAATGACGATTAGTATCAAAGTTTGTCACAACAAGTGTGCCTGTTTGTGCAGAAACATTTGCATTAGCAACATAGATGTGTCCGCCGCCCATATTAGATGCATTACCTGCCGTATACACTGTGTTGTTGTGCTTATAACTGATGTTACCATTGTTATCTAACAAGTTAAACCCAAATGTTGATGCTGTAAAATCTATATTTAAACTGTCAGGTAAACTGTGAACTTTACCTGTGTTATTTGCTATAGTAACATTCACTTTACTGTTTACATCTGATGTATCAAAGTTAGTGCCTAAATTTATTGTGTAATCTCTTACAAAATTATTTGCACTAGAATCTGCATTTCTATACAAGCCAAAGTTTGAACTCACTGATACTTCTACTTGGTCAAATCTTGTTGTTCTACTCTTGAGTGGTATATCATCAAATGTTACACCATCGCTTGTAGAATACCATTTGTCCCCAACAAAATCTGGTGTTGTTGAAACATCTCTCCATTCAAAATTTTCTACAGTGCTACCTTCTGTATTGAAAGTTGTCAATTCTAATGTATCATATTTTGCTCTACCAGTAAAACTGTCTACAATTCTGTTTTCGTTGATGTTATAGAATCTAACGTCTTCGTAACTCTCAAACAAATACCTGGTGCCACGTAATTCAACATTGTATCTATAAGAAAGCGAATCAATCGATTCATATGTGAACAACATGATCCAACTTCTGTCTCTGCCATTACCTGAAGTATCTTTTGCATTACTAATGTCAAACGAATCTTTTTTATTTAAATCGTTAGCATTAATTACATAGAAATCATCCAGTGTTGCATCATAACCAACACCAAATGATGTTTTTTTGTTTATAGCATTTTTAATTTGTGTCTGTTCAACTTCGTAAAATCTTGATCTCAAAGTTGTAATAATTTCTTTGCCTTCCCAGCCGTGTTTAACACTTTCACTGAGTCTAAACGGACCATCTGCTGTAGTGCTTGAACTGACTCTTCGACCATTGTCTCTGATACTAACAATTTTTACCCACTGGTATTGAGTAATATCATCTGGGTTTACAAATTTCATTTGATGGCCTGGTTGTATCAGTGCCAAGTTTTGGTTAGCAATGTTTACATCGCTGATTGTTCCTAAGTTTGTAAAAGTTTCTGTTAGATATCCTGTATCGTTTTCATTTGTTTTAGGCAGTGTGTTCCACACAATGCCATATTGGTCTAGTAAAAATTTATTAGGGTTTGCTTCTACCCAGGCATCTCTAAAATCACTATAAATGAAATCTCTTAATTCTAAATTTTTAAGATATAAAGGAATGCTTTTTTCAATTTGTTCGTCTGCAGTATTGTTTGAGTCTATAATGAAACTGCCTGTACCAGATACACTTTCTTTATACAATGCGCCATCTTCTGCAATTGATGTTGTTGTTTGGAACGTACTTGTAGGATCAGTAATATCAATGTATCTACTATGTCCTGCATGAGTTTTATTAGTGACTTTTAATTTTCTTATGTTAGTACTTTTAGCAAGAGGTAACACCTGATAATCTTGTGCTGACACCATTCTATCTTGAGCATAAAATGCCTGTGGTGCTCTTTCTTTAATACCTGCAAGGGTTTCTTCAGGTAATGCATTGTTAATTGCTATCTGCAGTCTACAGTTGATTGTTAGTACAAATTGTTCACCAGTAGGAGTAGTGTATGTGACATTGATTGGCACATTACCCATATCGTCTGGTTGTATGCTGTATCTTTCATTGGCACTTGTTCTGTAAAATGCTCTAAAGTTGCCAACAGGAACATTTGCAAAGTTACCATCTGCAAATTGTAGTTCCACACCACCTGCTCCCAAGTTTTGCACTGCATAAAGTAGTGGTGAAGATTTTGCTAATGTGTTATACTGTAAAGTTTGCCCAACAGTGTTGGGTATCTTTTTCCATTTAGTTAATACACTACCAATGTCGTTAATTTGCTGAAAATAAACGTCTGTTTCGTTTATGTCTGCACTGCCAATTGTTTGCCTTCTGTTCTCAACAGGCTCTTCAAAATTAAATGTTTCAGATTGTAACAAGCCTTGCTTGAACATTAAGAAGAATCCATTGTTAGCACTGCTCAGACCCAGACCGTCATTTCTGTGAATGATACCAAAGTTGTTTGCAGGATCAGGATGTTTTTCATAGAAAAAATTATCATCTTCAAAATCAGCATTTACAATTTCAAAGTCTCTACTTACACCGTTTATATTTTTATTAAATTTGTAAACAAATGGAGAGTTAATTGGAGTATTAATTTCATATAAATCGGTGATAATATCATTGATACTGCCTGTCTTAACAGGCTTACTGAATCTATTAACATTTCCAAATGCACTGTTCATAATAGTAATGAACTGTTCGTATGCATCTGGGTTATTTGCATCATTCCATGTTATCTGTCTGTTACCAATTTGAGTTCCTGCACTATCTGTCAAAGGCTGTGTAGTACTCACACTGATAACTTTTAATAAGCCACTTGCTGGAATATTTCTTTTTGGATTGTAACCAAGTTGTCTTGCTAATTTGAATACCGAGTCTTTTCTCTCAGCAGTTTCTAAAAAGTTTTCTCTGGTGTTTACATCCATTCTGAATGCAATACTTTGTGCCAGATATGCAAGTAATTCTATAATAGCGATAAATTCTGAACTTTCAATGTAGTCATTGAAATTCTCGGGGAAATTAGTTCTAATGTATTCAATCATTGCAGTACGAATTGTTTCAAAATCGTATGCTTGAAAGTTTACTTGGCTATATGCCTGGTATGCAACGTCCCAATCTTCTGCCGCGAATAAGTTGTTTTGTCTATTGTTTACTGCCATGTTTAAATCTCGTTACTTTTTTGTGTATATTCCACAAGTAAAGTTTGTTCGTCTAAAAAAGGCTTCAATAATAGTTGTACTTGTACTCTAATAGTGTGGTCAATCACTTGAGTAAATATCGATTCTATTTGAACTCTTGGATCTTTGTTGCATATCCTACTAACTTCTTCTCTAACCTCTTGTTCAACATAATCGTCGAGTGGGTTCATTATTAAATCATAAACTATTGTGCCAAAGTCTGGACGCATCACACGTTCACCTTTGCGAGTGTATAATTCGTTAAGTAAATCAGTTTTGACCACATCCTCATTTGAGATTGCATAAGGAGGTCTGATTTTACCCACCGTACTAAAGCCTTTGTAAATGTTTGCCATATCAATATTTATCGTTAATAGTTAAAACTAGTTTTAATAGGGCCAAAAAAAAGGTTGACTTTATGCGTCATAGACTACATAATACTGGAGCATAAGAAATTATGCATTGTTTTTTCTTAACCAAGGGACAGAAATGAAAAACATCATTGACAAGTTTAACAGTATTGTTGATTTGGCTAATAAAGCCAATAAACTTATTGCAGAAAACGGGTATGCGTGGACGACTGGATATGGTCCACGATTTCATAAATTGATGCATTATCGCAACAAGCGAGTGCATTCAATTGGTATTTTTGACTACCACACCAAAAAATACGTTGTATTTGAAATGGTGAATATGGTAGGCCAACCTAAAAACTCTATCCCATCTGAATTGGATGATATGGAGAAACTGATCATAGATGCAAAAATTGCCTAATGTAGCATTTATACACGGTTCAGGGCAGAGCGGGCTCAGTTACAGTTATTTTCAGGTATTTTTGCCTGAGCATAATCTCACGGAACTTGAGTACCAAACACAAGAAGACCCAGAAATAATTTTAAAAAGGTTCAGCACGATTATCCAAGCAAGTTTTGGAGACGAGCCTTTTTATGTTGTTGCTCACAGTTATGGCTGTTTGCTATCTTCTTTGTTTGCTGACAGATGTAAAAATATACAAGGCATAATTGCACTCAGTTCACCATGGGGAGGCAGTCACACTGCAAAATGGCTCAACATGGTATTTAGGCAAAGTAGATTGTTTATGAACACAAATCCAAAGAGTGCATTTGTACAGGATATACAAAAACTCAATTTGGATATTCCTGTCACAAACATCATCACAACAGGTTCAGTTGGTGCGGGTAATGTACTTGCTGGACTGGGCAATGAATCCAACGATGGACTACTTACTGTGGCGACACAGAAAAAAGTTCCTCCAGGCTTTTCCAACGTCACAAATATTGAAATGCCTTTGAGCCATAATGAGGTATTGATGTGTTATGATACGGTAAATATTATCAAGCAACAAGTATTCGGAGAATAAGATGGCGACCATTAATTCTACACTAAACGACACACTCGAAGAAGAATTGCGAACACAACTGTGTGACCAATTGCAATTGATTAATGCTCTTAGAAATGAAATTGATATGTTGAAAAACACTGTGAAAGAAGAGCAGGATCAAAAATATAGAGCATACGTCAAAGTATCTGATTTACAAAGAGAGTTAAACAAATTACAAAATTAGATAATATTTTTATCTTTTAAAATATACATATACATTCTGTGGTTTTTGCCATGCCATTCCTCAGAATTTTGTAATATCGGTATGTAATCTTTGAGATGTTTATCGGGTGCTTGATACAAGTAACTAACAGCCATATCTTTGCCTCCGTACCAAAAATAATCGTCTGGATCAGCGTAACTTAAAACAGATGCAATTTTTTTACTTTGAGAGCCACTATTAATCATACTAACAGCTCTGTGCTTTTCAAAATTGTTAGGGCCTATCATATGTTCTAGTAAAGTTAATGCTGTAATTTGTCCTAAAGACATAGGCTGTCTTATTGTTCTAGACACATGCTGTGCATGTTGTGACAAATCATTTTTTAAGAGTGCTTTACTGGCTTCTCGACTCATTCCTGCACTCACTTGATTAATAAAAATTGGGCCAAATCTTTTTGTGTCAACAGCATAAGCATTATCTGTTGAACTAAGTGTAGGGTCTAATGTGTTTGCTTTCACAATACCTAGATCAGACAAATCAGCACCTGGGCCTGCATTTCTGACAGCAGTCGATAATTGTTTTGCAGTCATTGTGGGTTTGCCATTTTTGAATTCAATAGGCAGTGTGTCAGATGTTGGGTCGAAATTTTTGCCATCTCCAAACATTATAGCATCTGCTTCTTTTTCCGCTGGGCCAATTATGTGCTTGTATCCAATACAAGTTGGTTGATCAGTTACTCCGGAATAGTAACCTGCTCCTAATAAAGGTGTTTCTGCAGACTCAAAAAATTGACTACTTGATATGCCATCAGCAAGAACATCTCTCATTTTATCATCAAACTCTGCTACAGCATCATTGCCCGTCATCATTTTTGAATTCATATTTGGCATTTTTACATAGTCAGGCGTCATCTGATTTGCAGTGAGGACTTCTTTTGGTCCTCCAGTGGCTGGATCAAAATATTGATCTCTAACATAATCCTGTAATGCAGGTCCGGCGACACCATCAAATCCTGTGCCACTTTCGAATGTGCCGTCTGGATTAACCACACTGTCGGGACCGGCGTATCCTGTGTCACTTGTATCAGGTGGATATCTATTTCCTCTGTCTCTATCAAATCTTTCCTGAGTATATGATTTATTGGACGGTAATCGTGTGTCTTTCAATAAATGTCCAAACCAAGGTTCTCTGGTTGTTATCATAGTGGTTGTTGTGGCAACATCTATTATATCCCCTCTGCTGTCTGTGTAGTTTTGTTCGGGGTCGAAAATGTCTGGGCCCAGTGTGGGATTACTTCTTCTGTATCCTTTTGTTGGCAGTGGATCCCTGGGTGCTGTTGCATCATGGTCATACACAAACACAGGTATACTCATGGGTTCATCCTTGAATACACTGACTGTCAGTGGTACAATGGCTTCTGGTACTTCACCACTTTGAGTTGAACCGCCGTCGTTGAGGTGTACCGTAGAACCTTTGATAAAACTTTGTCCTCCTGATACCACGTTTGTGGTTCCACCTGACTTAATATATGTGTCTGATTGAGCATCAGAAATTATAGAACCAAGTGATTTGTTTTTGATAGAACCTTCGGCATAGTTTGCAATAATGTTTTTTGCACTAGAAGTAATTGAACCTTCTCTGGATTGCATTTTAATCATGCCATTGACCAAAGAGTTTATAGTATCACCTGCTTGTATGAAAACATCACCGCCTTTGGGAGCACCTAATTTTAATGTGTCCACGGTCCCACCTGGATCTTCTAACAGTCCAGCATTGATGTTTACTCTAACTCCGCCATCTAAATTCAGTGTGTGATCTGCTCTGATGTTGATGTTGGATGTTGACCTCATATTGATATTTTCATCACTGAATAAATGTATACTGCCATCTTTTGCTAATTCAACCCATGCTGTGCCCGGACTGTTTATCACATAAACTATTTCGTTTGTGTCGTCTAACAGTAACTGAGCTCCACCGGCTGTTCTCAATCTTATGTGTCGTTGCTCTTCATTGTCATCTAACACAAAACTGTGACCGCCTTTTCTGTGAGTGCCGTCAAGTTTGTCTGTGTCAAAGTTTACAGTTTCTGGGCCTGGCGTAAGTATGCCAAAAACCTGACTAGGAGATTCTCTCCTGGCACCACTGGTAGTTGTTCCTCTTACAGGGTCATTGATTAAGCCTTGTTTTACTATAGGATATGTAATATAAGGATTCAACGGTCGTTGTACTTCTTTACCGTGACTGGTGTTTGCACTTTTTCTGTTCTTTTCAGCAACAGGCAGTGGAATGTCTGTGCCGTATGTAACCCCTGCAGGGTTGCCAGGAACCATGTTTTGCATTTGGTCCGGAAACAAACATCCTATAATAATTGGATTTTTCTTTTTGCCGTCACCGAATATTACCAACACAAAGTTACCTGGGTCAGGCGGTACCATCCACATGCCATAAGTTTTCATTGTGTCTTGATATCGAAATTCGTTGTCGCCTACAGAGGCACTTGGAGATGTGCCTGCAAATGGACTGCTCCAATAAGCATTGTAATATCCTTTTGGATCATTTCTGTCTTTGGACAGCATTGGAATATACACAGGAATACGACCACTGTGACTTTGATCTTTTGGACGAACAATAACTTCGCCCACGTAAATACCAAAGTCTAAATCTGCATCTTCTCGTAATTTATCTCTAGGATTACGTTTGCTGATTTTGTATTCGTTTGCTTTATAACCCATATTAGTTTCCTGTGATATCTATTTTAGACAGGCTCAATGAAGTAACCTTTGGTGCTTTTGTTAATTCAATCTCAAATAGGCCACCACTAAAGTTTGCTGTTACACCGACAATTTGGTATACACCACTTATAAAAAATGCTGTGCCTTGTCTACTCATATAACCTGTGTTGTTATCTTCTATGTCAACATCAGGGTCTCTCACTCTTGGTGTTTGCATAGTGAACAAAAAGTAATTATCTGCGCCTCCGTAAACAATATATTTGTCTTGGCTTACTTGCTCTTCAGATGATGCTTCTGAATTTCCAGGATTTCGTTTTGCTCTTGCGTCAGCATAAGACATAGGCTCGCCCAAGTACCAAGGATCTCCTCTGACTTTTAATCCTAAGTCTATTAAAATTCCTGCATCGTTCACATTGTTGTACATATAACCAAACAGTGTTGCACTAGCAGTACCATCATTTGTTTGACTGCCTGTTGCCACAACGTGTGTACCGTAATTGTTTTTTGCTCTAGGCGCCACATCCAAATCTTTGTCACTTCTCACTGCTTGATTAAGCAGTGCCAATGCTTGTCCGCCAGCCAATTCGCCTATTACTGTTTCTGAGCCGCCATAATCTTCTAGCAAGTCTGCACTGTAAATATATCCGCTTGCCTCAGGTTTGTACGGCACAGCATTAGGATTAGCAGGAGGTGTGTCAACTGGGAAATCTGCTTGACCTTGTTGTGTTTTTCTGTAGCCCAGTGGATCTTTACCATTATTGTTCACATACAAAATTGTTTCTGCTAAATTTCTCTGCTTTTGTTCGTCCTTCATTGCATCAGCAAATTCTTGGTCTGTTAAATTTAATTCGTTTTTAATTCTCTGTTGAAAATTAGCATCTTCTTTGAGTGCTTTTTGTACGCCTGAAGGGTCTTCTTGTTTAGCCGCCACTTCTGCATTACGAGTTTTACCGTCCGAGTCGTCAGCATTGTTCATGGTGGGATTATTTGCATTGGTGGACATGTCTCCCATATAGCCGCCGCCAGGTGCTTGTAACAGTGTGATACCTGCGTCATACTTTATGTCTGCACTTAACACTTGGTCATTCAATCCTGTGTAAAGATAATGATATGCTTTTTTAATGTTCATTTCTTTGACACGTTTTTTTGTTTGGTCTTCGCTTAGATTATTTTCTGCATCTGACACTTGTTGATTTGGGTTAGCAGTATCATAAATTATAGGTTTGAAGATTACTTTTTTGGCATATTTGCCTCTGCGTCTGTCAAACTCTGATTGCCCTGTAGCATCTAATTCATATGACACAGAAGATTCTATTTTATACCACTTGGTGAAAGTTTTGTTTAAGTCTAATCCGTTCTCATCTATCTCTGGGTTGTTAAACACTTTCTTTCTAGAAACTTTGTCTAAGAAACTGCTACACATCACAAACATGGTGGTAAAGAATTGATTGATACTTGTGCCTTCTTTCATGTTAATGTTTTGGTTGTACAACCAATCTGTTCCTGCTTCTACACCACTGTCAAAACTATCTGGATCATCTTCTAATCTTTGTCGATATTCGTCCAATGTTTTTACACCCTGTTCTTGGGCATTGATTAATCTGTTTACTTCTTCTGCGGCTTTGACACCTGCATGTGTTACTTCTAAATCATCTAATGCTTCTTCTACTTGTGATAAGTCGAACACAATCTCATCGTGAAACTCTTCTGCTTTGAGATTGTCTTCCTTGTATTTTTTAAGTTGGTCTTGTAAATCTTGTGTTAATTCTTTGATATTGTTGCCTTGTACTTTGAGGTCTTTTGGCAGTTTAAAATATTCATCTGTGTAGTTACTGCTCGACCCAACTGGACATGCAAACTCGTAAGTACTGCCTGATTTATCGATTGCAACACTTACGTCTGCTATTTGTAATCTATAAATGAACGGACCTGCTATTTCGTTTAATGCATCGTCAGAACTGATGACAGGTTTACCGTCAATACTAGGATCATCTTCTTGATCCATGCTTGAATGATATCCTTTGAATTCTATTGCCAAAAACAGAGGTACATCTGCAAACATGTATTTGTGTCCTAGTGCCAATTTGGCGGCTTGTATTTGGTCTAACAAGTCTGCCGCACCAGGTTGAAACAGAGTGAATTGTGCCTTCACAGCCATAGAGTTTCCTGTGCTGGAGGCTTTGACTATGTCTAAACTGAGATGATCTATCTGTACGCCTGTTACACCAGTTTGTGCAATTACCACAGTTCTGTTTGGCTCGGCGGCATATTGACCTTTGAGCCATTCTTCTTCGCCTATCATATACAGTTTGAGGTTATAACTGGTATTCTCGTAATGATCCAGTATGTTGCCCATAACGGCATCAAGATATACGTCTTCTACTGCTTCTTTTTGTTCTTTTTTAACTGCCATTATCTAACTCTATCTATTGCTGTAGTACTGGGCAAATAAATTTCCTTACCTGATGTAAAATCTTCTAAAGGGTCTATTAAAATGTCTGGATTTCTCAAAGCAAACATATACCATAAGTTAGTAGTACCATACAAATCATTTGCTAAAAGATCCGGCCTCTTATCATATCTACTGTCAATAGTATAGAGTTCATCAGTGTCCAGTTTTGGAATCTTAGGCAACTGATTGATATCTAGATAAAATTTGTTTACTTTTGCATTTCTTAAGAAACTTGTATTACTGTGAAAACCTGCCATTAGATAAATCCTTTGTTAAAATCTTCGCCTCTAGTAAATGCATTCAAGTCGAATCGCTTTCTTAATTTTTTCAATGTGTACTGAGGAACCATTTCAATCATTATGTCGGTTTCTGTTGGCATATACGTTACAGTTTCTTCTCCTATTTGAGGATTTTTGTATCTAACAGGAACATAGTCTACACCGTCTGGTAACTGAAAGTTAAAACTTCTAATGATTACTGGCACTTTGTTAAATCCATAATGACCTAAGTATTCAAAAATCATTACAGGAGGTGGCGTTCCGTAGAACCCTTGCTCTACTGCTGAATCTCCATAATACCCTTTTGTGATACTTCTCAAGAAGTGGAATATTGCCAATAAGTATTGTGCCTCTTCTAGTGTGTTTGCTGTAAATTGACCTTGTACTGGCAAAGTTGGTGGCTTACTGTTAATGTAAGTATAGAAAGGATAGTTTGATCCATGCTGACTGTGTTCGTCGTAGTCAACTTGTCCTTGCAAAAAGATATTAGGTGTGTAAGGAAATACCAATCCACCTCTTTCTTTTAGTGGACTTAAAATACTAGCCTTATCGTTGCCTTTTGCATCTTTGGTCCCGTAAGCAAAATCCTCGCCTCCTTTTTTAGGGCGAATTCTTGCTCTCCAGTCAAACTTTCCAAGGTCTTTTTGTTCGGTAGGTGTATCTATGAATGCAGATTCACCAACAGCACCGACTCCGAAAGGCTCACCATTTAAGATTACTTGTGGTTTCTCTTCTGCCATATTAGTCTCCGCAATTATTTATCAGAATAAATTAAAACGTATTTTAATTCTCATAAATACTAACGTAACAATCAAAAACAATTGACTTAGTCTTGTTTTTGTGTATAATACAATATAAACGAATGATAGTTTTGAGGAGAACAATATGACACAAGGCAGAAAAGTCAACTATCTTAATAACAAAGACATCCTTGCACAAATTCATAAGAGTAAAATTAGTTACTGTTATGTTGCAGACGATGACTACGCAGACCCAGACATTATCTTAGATGATGTCAAAAAAATTAATAAAACAAACATCAAACAAGCACAAGTAAATCGTGCTACAAAAATGTCTAAAAAGGCGTATGAACAAGCAGTTGCATCAGGTGATTGGACAAAAAAACCAAAGCAAAAAGAATTTGCTGTTGACCCAAAGACCATTTCAGTTGATTCACTGGTGTTCAGAGTTATGACGTATGAGCATATTCCAGATGAGCCTGACAGAAAGAAGACTACTAAAACTATTGCTGATGAAAAAGCAAAGGTAAACTTCCCTCCTTTCAAGCATTACATTTTAGACAGCAATGGTATCAATCCTAGAGAGGTTGTGAGAAGTCATTGGGTAGGCGGTTTGCACAATGGACATTTTAGCACAACACATGGCAGTATTACCAATGAACTTGGTAAGATGTTTATGAAACTTGTTGAACGTTACAGTCAAAGAGGTAACTGGAGAGGTTACACTTATGTAGACGAAATGCGTGGACAAGCATTAGTACAACTTGCACAGATTGGTTTACAGTTTAATGAAGCAAAGTCGGATAATCCGTTTGCATATTATACTGCAACTGTTAATAATAGTTTTACTAGAGTACTAAATTTAGAAAAACGTAATCAAACTATCAGAGACGATATTTTAATTGACCAAGGGCATTTGCCAAGTTACGGTAGACAAATACAACATGAGAACGAGCTCAAAGAAATGAGAGAGTTAGCAGAAGCCGAACTTGAAGGCCCAAGTTCAGACACAAAGTAAGGTAACAT